TTGCGGCCCGTTTCGTCGAGCGCCCTCTGCTCGGCCTTCACTCCATCGACGATCGTGTCGATCTCGCGCTCGACGGCCTTGGCTTGACGGTCAACGTCCTGCCCAACCTTCGCGGCCTTCTGGCCGACGGCATCAAGCGCGCGATTTGCCTCTTGCGCGCCCTGCTGCATCTGGCGCGCGTCGATCTCTAGCTGGAGGGCTACCTTGCGCACCATGACTAGCCTTGGACTCCGCGAAGCTCAGGAACTCGGCGTCGAGCGCCTCGATCAACAAGGCAAACTCCCGACGCTTCTCTGGGTCGAGGATAACGCGAAGGTCGAGCCAAGCCACTACTTCGCTTGGAGCGATTCCTGAGACGGCACCGAGCCCGTTTGCCTTTCGCGTCGAGGAAAGCGCGCCAAAAGCCGCGAGCACCCATGCAAGGTCCGCGTGCACCTCGGTTCGCTCTTTCCATGCCCGCGTCTCCTTCCTTCTGTGCAGCTCGGCCTCCGCGCCGTAGTGGAGCGACCACCGCAGCGCGGCTACTAGTTTTTTCGGTCACGCTCCAGCCGTTCGGCTCGGTAGACCTCTTCGCTTGCCGCAACGGTCTCCAGCCACGAAACCAAGCGGTGCATCGCCGGATCGGAGAGTAGCTCAAGCGCACGCTCAGGCGAATACGGCAGCGGCTGGCCGTCGTCGTCCTCGAGCCCTTCCCAGCCGACGAGCACGTGCTTGGCTACGACCTCGCGCAGCACCTGCGTACGCATCTCGTCGGTGAACTTGCGCTCGCCCTTCTCCTTGCCTTGGTCGGCACGGATGAGCTCCCGATATGGCAGCATCGCCGCCTCCATCGCATCGCGGAAAGCCCGAGTCGCCGTGCTGGCGACCTTGACCTTGAAGCCCGCGACGTACTCCAGCCAGACGCCCTCGGATTCCGCCTTAGGATCGACCGCGATCGACTTCAGTTTCACCATCAGGCATCCCAGCGCGTGATTCGGATCGTCTCGTTGAGCGTCGCGTCGCGGAAGGCTTGGAAGCTCAGTTCCGCCGTCACGTCTTGGTTCAATCCAGGCGTGCTCGCGCGCCCGAGCGTCAGCTTGCACTCAGGGATGGCGAAGCAGTACGCGTTGCCCGCGCTGTCCTGCATGATGAACGTCAGGTTCGTCGTTACCCAGTTGCGGAAGTCGTCGAGCAGCGTGTTGTTCTCGAAGTAGACCGTGAGCGTGCCGGTGACGGTACAGGTGCCGCTGCCCATTGAGATCGGGCCGAGCTGCCCGACGGCTTCGCGCCCGTAGTGGTTGTTGAGCACCTGCATCGAGAAGGCGCGAACGATCGTGCCGAGCGAGACGTGGCCTTCGCGCACCGAGTAGACGTTATCCACGCCGTTCATCACCGCGTTGGCGACGTGCGCAGTCACGCTGCCGTCGCCCGAAGTCGCGGTTTTGCTCTCTTCGTCCTGACCGACCATGCCGAACGAGATGCGCGAGATCGAGCCCGCAGCGACGTTCAGCGAGAAGCTGTTGACCTTCATGCCCGTGTAGAGCTCAAAGGTGCTGCTCAGGTCGGCGTGCGAACGCTCGATCGAGAAACTGCGCTCGGTAGTGCCGTTCTTGATCGCTGCTCCGGCTTCGATTTCTTCGTTGCCGCCACCAGTCACGCTAGAGGGCAGCGTCGGCGTGACCGTCAGCGTGCCGCTCGCCGAGTTCGTGACTAGGAAGTAGCCGATGAGCGTTGCGCCATCCTTGAAGCGCACCCACTGACCGGCGGTGATGCTAGTCCCGATGCCAGTTCCGGTGATGGTGTTACCGCCCGAGCTGCACGAATAGGTGCCGCTGTTCGTCTGGATCGCGCTCCAAGTCGCGGACATCAGCGCGGCTTCCAGCAGGATGTCCTGCGCGCTGGAGGTCGTCGTCAGGGCCGCGTAGCTCAGTTCGCCGTCGATCGAGCCATCAGCACCAGCCGACACGCGCACCACGTCGGTGATCTGACGATCGCTTCGAATCTCCGCCGAGGTTGTGCTGCCAGTCGTCTTTGCGAGCGACTCAGCGGTGAAGCGGATCTCCTTCATGTCCGCCGAGGCGGGACAGGTGCCGTACGTGACCTCGGTCGCGAGCGCGAGACCGACGCTATTGCTGTTTGCCATTAGATGACCTCTTCGACGGTGTAGGGCACGTCGAGCTGCTCGACCCAGTAGGAGCCGGACCTACCAAGCGCAGACAGCTGCGGCACCCCATACCTGACCTTGGAAACACTAACCGCACGGAACGACGAAACAAGGCTGTCCGCGAGCGTGTAGGTCGCTCGGACGCCCGTGTTGATCGGCGCGTTTAGCACCAGCCGCACGATGCCCTGCTCGCGCTTCTTAGGCGAGCTTCCGCCCTTTTGCTGCGTCGTCGAGCGGTCGATCACCAAGCAGTTGACCCAAAGAGCGTTCGCCGTGGGCGTGAAAGGTGCGTTGTCGTAGGCCACAGGCACGTTTTCGATGTTGCAGACCGTGTTGACTCGGCTGCGGATCGCGTTGTGCCAGTTCAGCAGATCAGCCGTGCCCGAGTACGACGATGCGGGAAGTGCGAAGCTGTCGATGGCCTCGAAAGGCACCACGACCTCCACCGACCACCACGCGCCATCACGCAGGATCGGCCTGTGCGAGGCGTTGAACGTGCGCACAATGCCGCTGGTCTTGTTCGTCAACCACGTGATCAGGATGCCCGCTTTGGTCAAAGTAAAAGCATCGCCGTTGTTGGCGGGCGCAAAGAGCGTCACGACAGCCTCGCCGGCGAGCTTGTAACGATTCCCTGCGCCAAAGCTCATCTGCTCGAGCCCGCGCCAGTCGATCTCGACCTTTGCCCAGAAGCCCGAGAACGTGCCGACGGGAGGCGGAACGACAAAAGGCGCGTTCTCCCACGCCACGTAGTCGAGCGTGTCGAGCGGCTGCACACCGAACTCGTTCTCGGCTGCGTACAGTAGCGCCGTCTCCAGCATCGGCGCGAGGCGATCGTATGCCGCGACGATCATTCCAACGCCTCGTCGATGTAGGCCAAGAGGCCGTCAAAGGCAGGATTCAGGATGCCCTGCGCCGCTTGGATGCTGCCCGATGCGCCTCGACGACGCGGGCGCGGCGTGTCCGATCCACCCGTGAGGTCTGTTTCCTGCTTGCCGCGCTCGACCCTGCCATCGTCGAGCACCTCAATGTAGGGCACGTTGTTGGTCAGGAAGATGTGCGGCTCGGCTTTCGCGCGCGCGAGGTTGCGCGTGCCGTCGCGCACGGTCTTTTGCCCTGCCTTGTCGCGGGCGTCAAGCACGCTATCGGTCGGCACGTCCAAGCTGACCTGCCAGTTCGCGCGCGCGTGCCCCGTATCGACGGGCGTGCCCTTCACGACAAGCTCAAGGGCTTTGATGCCTGTGGCGCGAACCACAAGCGGGATCTCTTCCTCGGTGAAGCGCCGCGCCTCCTTGCGCAGCTGCTCGGCGAACGCGGCGGTGCGCTCGGCGCTGCCCATTACCGACGCAGCCTCACGCGAAACGCCGCGATCTGCGAGCCGCTGTAGATGCTGTCCGCGGCGATCGAGGTGTAGGTCACGCTGTCGATCTCCACTTCGTCACCAACCTTCGGCGTGAAGTTGATAGCCGAGGCGGCGAGCATGACCTCGAACTCACCGAGATCGAGCAGCTGGTTCGGTTCGTACGCGCTGTTCGGCCCGACCGGCGGCGATATGGTCACCGTGCTCGCGCTAGGAGTTCGCGTGACCGTGCCAGCGATCGGGTCCACGGAATCTGTGTACGTGGTCCACTGCACCGACTTGCCAAAACGCTCGATGAGCGTCTCAGCGACAGCGCGCATCTTGGTATCAAGCGCGCCCGTCATCAGCCCCTCACGATCTCGCCAGCGCCAACGATGTACGGTTCAAGCAGCAGCGACACGGTGGCGTACGACTTCTGCGACGCCTTTCCGCCGGTGTAGCTCACCGAGTAGCTCACAGGTCCGACGCTGCTCGTCTCCGACGAAATGTTGCTCGCGTCCGTGGCCACATCGGAAAGCAGCTCGGCAGTCAGCGCCTTCACGGCGAGCTCGATCTGCGCTTCCTTGATAGGCGCGGGCACCGAATCGCTGTCCACGTCGTAGCCGTCAACGTCCATCACATCGAGCCGCGGCCAGTCAAGCGATTGCAGCTCGGTCTTGCGCACGCCCTTCCAGACGCCGCGATAGACCTGCGTGATGTACCGCTGCGCCTTGATCAGCGCAGTCTGCTTGGCGCCGGTCGTGCCCGTCCAAGCGGTGATCCCGAGCTCCGACGTGTAGGCGTCCGCCTCAGCGACCGAAACGTAGCTCGTCGCCGTCGTCAGTCCGCTGCCATTTTCGACCACGAACGCCATGTGCTGAACCTCGACTGCTGGGGGTTGAGCCGAGCGACGGTAGCAGTCACCGCCGCTCGGCTTTCACTCACTCCGAGACTAGCTCACGTCGCGGAGACGCATAGCGAGGCGCGGGTTCAGGCACTTCCAGCCGTAGAGCACGTCGAGGGCGACGTGAACTTCCGAGCTGTTGCCGACGTAGTAGATGCGCGAGCGAACGGCGAGGCCAGTGACCGGATCCTGCACCGACGCAACCTGAGCACCCAGCGCCGCGGTGCCGAAGAGCCCCGTGTTGCTGAAGTCGGGGAGACGCGCCATCGCAAGGCCGAAGGCATCGCGGTGGTACGCGAGGTTTTCAGCGATGGTCGTCGTCGTGTTGAACGAACACACCGCAGCCGTGACCGAAACCTCAAGAGCCGGAGCAATGCTGACCGTGATCGCCGCCGCACCGCCGGTCACGTCAGCGGTTACCGCGTAAGTACGACCACCAATGGTCACAATATCGCCAGCCTTGAGAGTACCGGAGCCCCCGCCGCCGCCAGTGATCGTGACGCTCGTGGCGCCTGCGATAGCAGTGCAAACAGGGCTGGTCAAACCGGTATACGTGCCCGCCGTGTGCGCGGAAACGTTCTGGTTCGGGAAGATGCGACCAAAGCCGAAACGCTGACCGAGAGCGCCGGTCAGCTGAGTCGCTTCACCAGTCGGACCAGCGCCCTGCCACTGAGCAAGAGCAGGAGCCGTCGTGTTCAGCAGCTGCTGCTCAACGGTCGGCGACACCATGACGGAAAGCCGCGACGGATCGATCATCGGAGCGCCAGCAATCATCAGGATGCGGCGAGCGTCGAGAAGGTTGTCCGCGGTTGCGGGAGCGGAAACCGTCGAAACGGCACCGACCTGCTTGTAGAGCGCGCAGCCGTCCTGATCGATCTTGTCCGCCAGCGCGTAGGCCGCGGGCGCGATGTGGTCACGGATGATCTGATCGCCCGTGTAGGCGATCTCCTTGTCCGTGAGGCTGAACTTGACTTCCTGCCACTGGTCGAGCGCGATCTGCACGCTGCCGGTGGTCATGTCCTGCGCAGACGACGGAGCCGCTTGCGCGGTGAAGTTGGCCGGACGCTTGATGTTGATCACGTCGCCGCGACCGAAGGCACGACGTTCAGCGTCGAAGCCCATGTAGACGGTGTTGGCGAAGCCCAGCGACTTGCGCAGCTGGATCAGAGCTTCGTTGGCGTAGAACGCCGGATCGTAATAACCGAGAGTGTTCGTGGGCATGGTGCCCTCCTTGTTGCTTCTGTTGCGTTGAGTGGATGTCCCCAGCGCCTTTGGAATCACTCCTCGGTCGCTGCGCAGGTCGCATCACGCTACCTGCTTTCCGCGAGGCGACACGCCTCGTCGGTGTTCTAGTCTTGGGTGATCTGCACCTGCTGACCTGCGGCGATCGCGCGGTCGCGCACCGCTTGGTAGGCGCGCGGATCGTTTCGCGCTTGCGAGGCAGAGATCGTGAACGCGCCGGTCGAGCCTCCGCGGCCCGTCTGAGTTCCAGCGCCGCTCGCGCCCGAGCCTTGGAAGGCCGCAGCGTACGAGTCTTGCGAGCGCATCTGCTCGACAAGCGACTCGATCGACATCGGCTGCATCGAGCCATCCTTGCCCATCACGTGCGCCTTGTTGCCGCTCTGATCGACGACGTAGGCGCGCAGTTCGCCATCCGTATCGACCTCGGCCTTGATGCGGCCCTTCACGTGCGGCAGCAGCAGATCGACGTTGCCCTTGTGCTTGGCGAGCGCCTCGCGGGCCTTTGCCTCAACAAGTTCACGCTCGAGCTGCCCGCGCAGCTTCGACGTTTCCTGCTGATACTTAGTCTGCGCCTCCTTGAGCAGCGCCTCGGCCTGAGCCTTTGCGCGCGCTTCCGGCGGCGAGTCCTGCCATTCCTTGACCTTCGCCAGCGCCTCACGCGCCGCACGCGGATCGAGGCCATCAAGAGCCTTGAGCTTGGCTTCGAGGTCAGCGCGCGTCGTGCGCTCACTGCCGAGAGCCGCCATCAGCTTCTCGACCGGCTTCACGTCCCAGCCCTTCACAGGCTCGACGTTCAGCACGTAGCCATCTTCGGTCTTGGTGTAGAGGTCGGCGCGTGAGAGCGTCACGTTCTCAGGGAGCGCAGCGAACTCAGAATCGGACAGGACAGTCTTGGGTTTTGCCATTCGTTTCCGTGTTGTGATTAGGC